GAAGATAGTGCTAACCAAAGTATTTAATGTAAACTAGAATAAATATTTCTTTTTGGATCGTGGCATATAAAGCCGAAATAGCAGTAAATGTCAGAGGTCTGAAGGATGTAACGACCCTAGAAAATTCCTTAAATAAAATAAGCGGAAAAATAAATGCAATAAATAAAGTATCTATAGGAAATAGTAAAGCTGTAAGGGTAGAAAAACAGGTACTAAATAGTAAAGTTGCACAAGCAGATATGATGTCTAAGACTAGACGTATAGGCGATCTAGTACAAAAACAAGCTGATAAAGGTCTTAAGGTAGGTTTAGCACAAGAAGCAGTATCTAAATCGGCTTTACTTAACTCAAAAAAGGAGTTTACTGAATCTAAAAGATTACTGAAAGTTGCTTTAGACGAATTAAAAATACAGAAAGCTATAAGTAAAGAAATTGGACAACAAGCAGCGTTAAAAGGAAAAGCAGGAGGTTCTTTAGCTGGCGGACCTTTTGTTAGTACAGGTGTAGCGTCCTCAAGATTTGGGAGTGTAGGTCAACCAGGATCTCCAAGATTTATCGCAAGTAGAGCAGGAGCAGTTCAAGGACCAGCCGATCCGCCTTTCGCACCAGGGATGTTCCCATCATCTCCGATTGGCGGATCAAAATTTATGTTTGGTTCTCCAGTACAGCAAGCTTTTTCTGGTGGATCATCTTCTTCTATTCGTGGCTCTAAAACTACCTTTGGCTCTCCTAAGTTTTTTGATGCAGCAGCTAAAGCAGGAGGACCATCAGTACCAGTAAGGGGATCTAAAGATATATTTGGATCGCCAGCCTACTACGATGCAGCTAACAAAGAAGCATTGCGTGTAGCTAAAGCTAATGCTATGCCCATTAAAGGTTTTAAATCTTTACCAGGCTCGCCAGCGTTTCATGAGGAGCAAGCCAAAAGACTTAAAAGGCTAAGAGGTGCTCCTACAGGATTTTCAGCAGCAGAATTTGGACCACAACAACCAATGCAAGGTCCAAAAATAGGTCCAACTAGCATGGGTATGAACTTTGATAGTAGGACAGGTAAATTACTACGAGGTGGTGCAGGAGGCAGAGGACTTACTAGGCGCGATAGATTAGTAAATTTACGCAGAAGATTTGATACTCAAAGTGCTCTTATTAGTGGTGGTTTTCCTCTGTTATTTGGTCAAGGTCCAGGGGTAGCAGCAGCAGGAGCTTTAGGTGGTGGTATTGGTGGAATGTTTGGAAAGATGGGTGGCTTTGCAGGAGGTATCGCAGCCACAGCTATTGTCCAACAAATACAAGGTGCTGTTACTGCTATAAGTGAGTTAGGTCAAGCACTAGGACCTTTTACTCAAAATACTGAAGCAGTAACAACAGCATTAGGCTTGCAAGGTTCTGTTCAAGAAGAACGAATCAAACAGATAGAGAGAACGCAAGGTAAGACAGCAGCTTTTAATGCTGCAATGAAAATTATGGCTGGTCGTATTACTCAAGACGGTGTAGATAAATTAAAAAGATTTGGTGAAAACACTAGATTATTAGGAGCACAATTTAATATAGCTATTACTAAGTTACAGGCTTTTACTGCTGGTATTGGAAATTTTGTCATAAAGATCTTAGGTTTAGAGAAAAGATTAAGAGAAGCTGCCAATATAAATATAATTAAAGATTTAGCAGCCACGGGAGATACACAAGCAAAAGATTTAGTTGCTAGAAGAGAAAAATTAAAGGACTTTGGTTCTGATGTAACAGGTAGTAGAAAGAGATTTATAAAAAGAGATAGAAAGCCTACTGAAGATCAATTAATTGCGGATGAAGCGGAGTTTGCGACAAAGAAAAAAATTAATATTGAAACTCAGAATCTTATTACAAAATCAAAAACTCTTGTTGAGCAAAAAAGAGAAGAAGATGATATAAACAAACGATCTTTAAAGTTAATTAAAGGAGGAATGAATAAAGAGTTAGCTAAATCAGTAGCTACCCTTGAACATCAATTTGATTTGGATAAAAAAATATTAGAGCAAAAAAGGGATCAAGCTAAAGAAAATTTTAGAAGTGCTGTTATGAAACAAAAAGATGAAGAGACGCAATTAAATCTACAGGATGTTTTTGAACAAACTTCTTTAGAACTTGAAAATCATAATAAATTACGAGCAGAGGGAGTTGATCTTACAAAAAAACTATTTACTGAGACAGATAAAGTAGCAGAAGCATTTAAGCAAGTTGGTGTAACAATAGGTGAGGATATTAAAGAAGGTATTAAAGGGTTAATTAAAGGAACATCTACCCTGTCTGATCTTCTTAATAATGTCGCTGATAAGTTTTTAGATGTAGCTCTTAATCAAGCACTATTTGGAGATATTCTTGGTGCAGGGGGTAAGAAAGGTGGTGGCATATTAGGATTTTTAGGTTTTGCAGATGGTGGCAGACCTCCTGTTAACAGACCTTCAATAGTAGGAGAGAAAGGTCCAGAGCTTTTTGTTCCTAGTAGATCAGGTAAAATTATTCCTAACAATAAACTTGGTAGTGGTGGTAATACAAGTGTTACTGTTAATGTAGATGCTTCTGGTAGTTCAGTAGAAGGTGATGAGTCTAACTCTGAACAGTTAGGACGATTAATCGGTGCTGCTATTCAAGCAGAACTAATTAAAGAAAAAAGACCTGGAGGTTTACTTGCATAATGGCTACTTTTCCTAATTACAACCCTATCTTTCCTGCTACAAAATCAATTAATCCAGGAACAAGAGTTGCTCAATTCAATGATGGCTACCAACACAGAATATCTTTTGGATTAAATCAAAACCCCCAAACATGGAACTTAACTTTTAATTTGAATGAAGAAGATACATTAGAAGTAGAAACTTTTTTAAATGCACGGGTTGATGACTCAGAATCATTTGATTGGTCGCCTCCTGATTCTGCCCTTACCTTCAAATGGGTTGCTACTCCTTACACAAAAGAATTATTTCAACCAGGTCGAAATATTATAAGAGTAACTTTCCAACAAGTATTTGAACCTTAATGACCAGCCCCGTATCTGAACTACAGAAAATAAGTCCTAGTAATATTATCGAACTGTTTCAGCTTGAATTGATAACAGCTATACATGGTTCTAATACTAAGTTTTATTTTCATAATGGTGTAAGTGCTAATGAAAATTCAGACTTAATCTTTGACGGTAATCAATATACAAGGATGCCAATACAAGCTACTGGTTTTGATCTTACTTCTAAAAAATTACCTAGACCTCGATTAGTTATTTCCAATACTTTAGGTACTTTTACAACTTTAATATTAACTTTGCCTCAAGGATTAGAAGGAGCAAAAGTTACTAGAATCAGAACTTTAAGAAGATATATTGATAATATTAATTTTACTGGTGGTGATATTCTGCTAGAAGATGGTAATTTTCTATTGCAGGAAAATGGAAGTGTTATTGATATGGAATCTGGTATAAATCCATTTGGTACACCTGATCCTACAGCTACATTCTCTACTCAAGTATTTTCTATCGACAGAAAAGTTACAGAAAATAGAAGCATAATAGAATTTGAATTAAGTGCTAATTTTGATCTTGACGGAGTTCGTTTACCTAAACGTCAGGTATTACCACAGGACTTTCCTGGTGTTGGATCGTTCTTTGCATGATGTGGCAAGATAAAGCGTTAGAACACGCAATAAAAGAAGAGCCAAGAGAATCTTGCGGTCTTTTAATAGTAAAAAAGGGTAAAGAGATTTATTATCCCTGTAAAAATTTAGCTTTTGATCCCTCCGATCAATTTATTATTGATGCTGATGATTGGGTAAGAGTAGAAGATGAAGGAGGAGAAATAGTTGCTGTTGTACATAGTCATCCTGTTACAAGTCCAAAACCAAGTGAAGCTGATAAAGTCGCTTGTGAAAAGTCAGGACTTAAATGGTGGATTGTTCAACCTGGTTTAAAACAATGGGAATCCTTTGAACCTTGTGGATATAAAGCTCCTTTAATCGGTAGACAATGGGTATGGGGTGTAACTGATTGTTGGAGTTTATGCAG